CCCATGGCGGCTTTGCTCATGCCGGTACGGTCTTCGCGCATTGCGTCCATGTAGTCCAGCATGGGGAATGCGGCCTGTCCGACAAAGGGTGAGCTGAACGGCTGCACCATGCCTGGCGCTCTCATCCGAATAATTGCGCCTGTCTCGTTGTTCAGCACATCGTCAATGTTGACCTGTCCTTCCACCACTGCTGTGCGTGGATGGATCGACTGCGCCAAAGAGTCCAAAGTGTTTCGCAATATTTCGGACTTGATTTCCTGAATGTCGTGCGTCAGATCGAATACTGACATGGCTTCCAGTGGGCTGGTGTGTGGCTCTGGGTCACATGGGAAGTCCACAAAGGGGATGTAGCTGGCCGGAAGATTTCGCACCACGGTGTAGCCTGAACCCATGCAACAAATCTTGCGTAACTCGGCGATACCGTCACCGTCAAAGTCAACGCGGATATAGGATTCAACATAGAGCACGCGGCGTTGGCCAGGATTCAAACTATCGCCCGATCCCATGGTGGTGCTTAATGGCTGACGCGCCAAATACTCATCATTGCTGTCCAAGTCGGTGCTGGAGATGTTCTCCTCAATCTCGTCCAACTCATAACCCATGGCCAGCAAATCGTCCACGGTAGCCATCTGACGGTGGGCGATGATGCCTGCATCCTCAAATGAACGCGCTCTACGATCCAGCACCAACTCTTCAGGCGGCACAGCCATGATGCGGATGCGGCCATCTTTGGTGGTGCGCTTGATCTGCACATCGTGCAACATGGGTTGCTGCATAGGTCCAGGCTGACCCGTCATTGGATCAATGCTTTGAATGCCTGGTTGCATTGGGTCAGGATAGCTCACCACAATCTTGACCTCTGCACCCTCTTGCATCAGCAGTTGTACGGTCTGGTCATCAAGTCCAGAATAATCCTCAATCTTGACCTCTTCAACCTCATCCCACCAGTATTTAGCAATACCGCACTTACGCACCAGCGAGTCTTTGAACAACGCATAGGTGGTCATGAAACCGTTGTTGTCGTTGCTGAATATGTAATTGGCATAGTCAGTCGCTTGCTGTGCGCCAGTCACATCTTCCGGTCCACGCGGCACATACTCAACGACATTCTCACTGCTGAAAAACACTTTCATCAGGCTTGGCAGCATGGCCGAAACAGTGTCGCGCACCTCCATGGCCACGACTTGTGAGCGCCCATCTTCCTCATTGCCAAAGGGGTCGCCACGGTAATACTCAGTGCCCTTGGCGCGGATAGGGGAGATGTCGGCATCGATGTAGCTGACAGCGTCCTCCAGTTCGCCAGAGACGATGCCCTGCAACTCGGTATCGTCCATCGGATTGACTGCGGCCACATCAGTGCTCAATTGCATATCGTTGATCATTTCTTGTTCCTTGCAGAAATTGCTTTGGCCTTTGCTCTGGCATCAGCCTTACTTGACGCGCCCCACGCCTTCAGACTCAACAGCAAGCGCGTTGGCTCGCCGTCCTTGTACTCGGGGCCTGGCATATTGCCCATTCTCGCAAGGAATGAGGCCCTGCGCGGGTTGTCGCCACTCTTGACAGGCGCTTTCAGATTCATGCCCTCGGCTTTTGCGCTGGCGCGTCCCTTTGCGTTTAGGCCGCCACTCGGATTCTTTCCCTCTTTACGCTGCCACGCGGGTGTCTTCATAGGGCACTTTCTTCAAAATCACATACATAGAATCAACTGCACGCGGCAGTCGCAGTATCTCTTCTTGTGGCAATTCTAGGCTTGCACCGTAATTGCTGAGACTCATTTGCAAATGCGTCAACTCAAACCTGCTGCCCTTCCAGCCCAAGTACCACGCCCATTCACAGTAATACACCCACGACTTTTCGTTGAATGCACGCACATGAGTCGGGTCTTGCCATGCGCCATGACTCAAATCGTAAGGCACATGAATGTGCATCTCGCCGCCTTCACGCAACAAATCCCGACAGTTGGTCATGGCCGTCACTAGATCGGGTATGTGCTCAATCACATCATTGGCGATGATCCTGTCAAAGCAAAAAGGCTTAATAGTCACCAGCCCAACTGGTGACTGTATGACTTCACCTAGTGACAATTTGCAAATATCCAGCACCCAATCAGCGCCAACATCTGCGCGAATGTCAGCATTCACGCAGTCAGGCTTGTAGTCCTTGCCCGAACCCAGATTAAGAGTTAAACCATTGCTTGGCATAGTCTGGCCTGTTCTTTAAAAGCCATGGAATGGCAGCCTTGGTCAGTGCGTCACCGTTCATGCCCACAGTCTGGCTGCCAATGTGGTGCACATATGACCGACTCAGGTAGTGGTGAAAGCCTGCTTTTCTCAAATCCTCGCAGTGCACATCATCGGAGTACCAATTCAGCGGTGGAAATTTCGCAGCCTCCCACGCATCGCGCTCAATCCATGCAAAGATAGGGGATGGGCATTCCAGCGGCACAATTGCGTCCTCATAGGGGTACTTGAAGTAGTGCAACTGCTGCCCAAAGGGATTAGAGCGCACATTTTGCACAGGTCTGGCAGCATCACAACGCGCTGAAACCCAACCCACAGGCTCGCCGGTTTCCTCTTTCAACTGCTTGACATCCTCCATCAGCAGACGGTAGCTCGTTGGTGTCAGCACGATGTCATCGTTGGCGCAGATCACTGACTCAAAGCCATCGGCAAAGGCACGGTCCATGATGTCGTTGTAATCCTCACCGAAATTGTGCGGTGCACCAAAGACCTTCAAGTCAGCGTCAAAGCCGCCAATAATGGACTCTGGACCGCGCAAATAGACAGGCACTTCGGGACAATATTCGGCAATGCTTGTGAGCATCACCCGCAAACCTTTGCCGTGTACCGTTGAAATGCATATGGGAGAGATCACTTCTTCGGCTTCTTCTTGGCGGTCTTGGCCGCCAACTTGAAGTCGGCAGCGGATGGCGCTGCCTTTGATCCCACTTTGTTCATCTTCTCGCCAGAACCTGCGGCGATGCGTTTTTGCTTGGCGTTAATGTTTGAGTACAAACTAGGCTTAGTCTTCACCTTTGACTCCAATCTTGATCGTTAAAAGTGACTCAGGCATCTCGCCCTCATCTTCGCTCTCGCCTTCTTCATCCACCACCCAAGCCGAGCAGGTGCGGCTGGCCGCGCACTTGAAGTCGAATATCTCGCAGTAACCCAAGTCACCGCCATCAATCACCGCCCAAGGGTCGCCCTCATCGCCAATGCCCTTGGCAATGCAATCAAGCATCGACTTTTCCTGATCAAAGGCCGCACAGTTACCGCAGCGGCTCATCTTTGCGTCTTCAGCGTCAACGCCCCACTCTTTGGCCATCTGCATCCAATACTGCTTGTTGGGCAGCGCAGGATTCTCAGGACCGTAGTTCGCAGACTCAATCGCCTTGGCGCGATTCTTCAAGTTCAGCGTGATGTCTTGTGTGGACATGGGGCAGCTTTCGCCATCCTCGTAACCCTCATCTTGGTCCATGGCCTGATCCATGGTGCGCTTGAGCGTAGCCATTAACGCATCCCCTTGGTCTTCATGTTCTTCGCTGTACGCGCACCGCGCATGGGCATCTTGGCAGAACTCAAAGCAATAGCCACCGCTTGGCGTGGATTCTTGACTACTTTGCCGCCTTTGCCAGAGTGCAATGTGCCTTCCTTGTACTCCTTCATTACAGAACCGACTTTCTTTTGTGCCTTGGTCATCTTCATGCGTTACTCCTTGAATAAACGAATTATGCAACCCTTGATAGGTTTCTTTTCAATGGTTGACTCCACTTCGTGCTGGCCTTTGACCCCATCATGCCAATCACAGCATCAGAAGCAAAGGTCAAGCAAAAAGCATCAGCCTTGTCTGGCGAGGCCAAACCACGCTTTCTGATCTCATCTTTACCCTCAATCTGAATCTTGCCGTTAGAGGTAAACGAATACCTGACTGTCGCCAACTCAGCAATCAGCAGCTCATCCTTTGGCAGACGGCAGTCCCGCGCCTCAAGCCACGACTTGGCCTTGTACCAAAGCTCGGCCTTTAAGTTGCGGTAAGTCGTACCCATGGCTGGACTCTCAGACACATTGATGCCGCGAGCTGGCAGATTCAACTCTCTAAGACGGTCAACCACGCCAGCGCCAAGTCCAATGCTGTCAACCAGTATCTCTGTCGGACGGTCAGATGGCGGCAATATCTCGTACTCGGCCACCACCGCACCAGTCAGTTGCATCAAATCCAGATTCTTC